CCCCTACGCTAGCCTAATAATCTCTGATCCACCACCCGCTGTTGGGAATTGAACTGTAAATGTTCCGTTACTTGCTGTGAAATCACCACCAAACGCTAGAACAACAACCGCATCTGTATTAGATAAGTTGTTATCACCACGATATATTAAGGCACCGTTAGCTGTAAAAGATGCGTTAGTCCAAGATGTATCATCAAAGTCAACATACGCCGGTGAAACTCCAGAACCACCTGTTACAGATGGGTTAGCTAGTGTGTTCCCTCCAGGTGTATAAGCTGATCCTGATGTGTTAGTAATTTCGTTTGTAGTAACATAATGTGTTGTAGTAGCACCCATGGTAGCCGAAGAAGTATAAAGAGCGATCTTGTAAGTTGCTCCTCCATCAAAATCATGGTTGCCTTTTAACAAGTTCATTTTAAAAACATTACAAACTGCTTGTGATATTGCCATAGTTTTCTCCTAATTATGGATTAGCACTAGGTATTGGAATTCTAATAGCTCCGTCCCTGTACTCATCCCTTCGTTTCTTACCCATTTGTTCTTGTGCAAGTGCTGTTACAGATTCTCTATATGATTGCTCATACACTTGTTGGTTCTGTGGAGCTTTCAAGAACTTAAATGCTTCACATAAACAGGCATACAATAATGTTCTAGGTGCATTTGCACTAACCCAGTTTTCTGCGTTAGACGAAGATAGTCCCGCAGGTAATTTTGTAAAACCTACCTCAAATTTATATATTGCATTAGGAGTTGGCGCAAGAACTAATGTCCCTTGGTCCCACTGTGCATAGTATTTTGGTACAGAAGTAGAGCCAGTTTCTGGCGTATCGTAGTACTCATTCATAAAATCAGCATCAGTTCTAGTAAGCGGGTATCTTTTTTTTGTGCCTGAATCTAGATATAAAGTAACATATCTGATGGTGGTCATGTCAGTTAATCTAGGTGTTTCTTCTGCTGAGGTTTGTCCTGGTAAAGGAACCCATCTGTTGTTAGCTGCTGTAGAACCGTTCTGAACATCTTTGTAACAATCTAAATCTACATCTTTAAATATACGTATTTCAGCATGCTCAATAAAATCATTACAAATAGCATCTGTCAAAACAGCACTATCTGTTTCTGTATAATCTCTAATTTGTTGCACTAATTCTGTGTATGTTGTCATGGTGTTAATGTTACAGGACCCGCTGATGAAAGTCCACCTCCTCCACTTTTATTTCCAGATGTAGCAGTATCAGTATTAACAACAAATGTATATGAGTCATCATCAACTTTTGTAATTGAATAGCCTACTGCTAATTCTAGTTTTTCTTTAGTAATACCATCAAAAGCCAATACATCTCTAAATCTTACTGTATCGTTTGTAGAACGTCCATGTGCTGTTTCTTTGACTGTAATTACATTTGTTCCTTGACCTGCTGTTGAAAAAGAATCTTGATTTAGTAAACGTGCAACAGGCGGTTCTGTTCTATCTGGTCTTGCATTTTGCAAACTTTGTGCATCACCACTAAATTTTCTAGGAACTAATTGTGGGTGTTTTTGTTCAAACTCACTTTTATGTACAAACGCACCATTCCATTCTTTTACCATTTCTCTATATGGAAACTCTTGTCCACTTCTATCTGATAGTGCTTTTGCGTATTTACCTGTAGAAAAATTAGACATTTGGATAATAAGCCTGTGGTGTTATATAAGTACTACTTGAAGAACCATCTTCTGTTAAAGCTCTTTGTAGTTCATCTTCATAATACAATTTCATATTTGGGCAAAGTTCTGGTTTCTCTTTTTGACAAAGATAAAAAGCTAAACCAGAAACCATACACGGAACAAACCTGTAAGGAATATCACCTTGGTTTTGGTAAGCTCCTACGTCTTGTATTCGTTTTAAATAATAAAGAGAAACAAAATTTCCTGCGGCTGTATTATCTGGTGTAGGGTATAGAGTTACAACTGTTCTATCTATAAATCTTTGCACATAATATTGTGTCGGTTGAGATTTATTTAGTTTGTTAGATAAACCAGAATATGTAGACCTATTTATTTTAGTAAGGGCAGAATCATTTTGTGATGTAGTTGCTCTTCCTGTTCTATAAGTAGCTTCTAAAATATCGTGGACGCCATATATACCGTTTGTTGGTGCAGTAGTTGCACTTGTACCATCAGTAGCGTTTCTATAGAAAATATACTCTGCTTGCCCTTCTACTAAATCAAGATCAGTATTAGCTACTTGCCAATAGTGTAGTCCTCTATTAGCCCACTCTTGAAATAATATATTAAGAGATCTTCTTGCAGATTTTAACTGATAACCACTAACAGCATTTATACCTATTCTGTCATAGGCTTCCTGAATAATGTCATCAATATCAAAGCTACTTTCAAATGTAGCTGTTCCTGATGTTGCCATTTATCCCCCTAGTTAAACGTAATAGTGCAGCCGCCTGATCCAGAGATTGTTAAGTGACAACCGTTTCTCATTCTAATTCCGCTTCCAGGAACATAAACTTCTAGTCCTTCTGTTCCAAAAAGAAAAGTATGAGATGTACCCGAACCTGTAGTTGCATTGTCATGCAAAACAACAGAACCACTTGCGTTACCTTTTGCTTGTATAGATGTAACCCTACAAGGTCCACCTACTAAAACGCCAGTAGAAGTTGCGTGTGCAGTTTTTTGGTCAGATGTAAATGATCCACCGCCCATAATATTGTCCTCCTAAATTTGTGGGGCCGAAGCCCCACATTAATTACTTATTAGCTTAAGTTATTATTCTGTATGTACAGAACAGTAACTGTAGCGGCACCAGTTGTACCATCACCGTTTGCTGCTGTGTAAATAGCATTAACAGTCTGATCAGATGATCCGATATCTGTACCATCAGCACCAATAGTGCCTCTAGTTGTAGCTACTGCTTTTGCGTTAGTAGCTGCAAGATATTCGTCATCGTCACCAGAGTGTCCGATTTTTACAGTCGCTGTACCACCATCGTTAGAAACAGTTGTAACATTTAAAATTACATCAACGATTTGTGAGTTTGCAGGAATAATTCCTACTGCTGTTGTATTGGTAGCACCAATGATGTCTATCACTGCTGATTGTGCCATTAAGACGGAACCAGTATTTTTACTTGCTCCTTCTCTTTTGTCTCCGGCTTTAATAGGACCGGAAAAAGTAGTTGTACCCATGTGTGTATCCTCCTTATAAATTTAACACAGTCGTGAGGCCGTCTGGTCAAGTCTGTGTTTCTTTGAATATACGCTTTTAATATGGTGATTGCAAATAAAAAGGGGCGCCGAAGCGCCCCTTAATTTAGGTATGACCTAACAGTGCTACTTATTAAGCAGAACCGTCAGAACCGTAGATACCTCTCCAGTCAGACCAGCCGAAGCTGTATCTTTCTCTGGCTTTGTATCTCATATTACCAGTTTCGAAGTCACCTTCCATAGCCGTTTTAATCGGCGCACGGACCATGTGCTTCAAGCCATTAGGCACGTCAGTCTTCAAGAAGAATGCGTCATCGTCAGTTAAGAAGTTATTCACTACATAACCTTGAGGAACCATTCCCATTGATCTTAGTGCGTTAATGTCGTTATCAGCTGTGCCGACACGATTAGCAGACTTCATTAGTCTCTCAGCAACGAACTGGTTAGCTGAAGGAATGATTAGTTTCATTGCCTTTGCAGCAATCTTAAGTCCTCTCTCGTCTTTGAAGCTAGCAATGTCGATCATTGCTTGCTCAAGAGAAGTCTCAGACAAGTCAGCTAGTGTAGCTGGTCTGTTACTTAAGTTACCAGCGATAGTTGGGTGAGCGTTTCCAATTAGAGACTCACCGTCACCACCGTTGTAACCAGAAGCTTTAAATGCATTGTTCAATACATTCGCAGCTTTAGTTTGCTTCGTTTGAGCCATAGAACGTGCTAGTGCTTTTGTGTAACGAGTAGAAATCTTGTCATACAAGTTATCTTCAATCGCTTCTTCCGTTAAGCTAAATGCTAACGCAATAGTTTCATGTTGATATCTTGCAGTGAAAGTTTCCTGCGCGTTGTCGTAAGCAACAGCAGCGCCTTCTGACTTAACGCCTGCTTTGTCGAAACCAGATAACATTACTTCTTCTTCAAAAGCTCTGTCACTGTTTTCTGTGTCGAAAATTTCAGCATGCTGATTTTCGTAGTTTTTGTACTCAAGTCCAAATAATGCATTTAGACCTGGCTCTAGCTCTTTAGCTAGTTGTTGTCTTGATATAGCCATTTTTTATGTCCTCCTGCTATTAATTATTGGCGTAAGTGTGCATGTTGATCACGACTTTATAGACAGCACAACCATCAGAATCAATTTGGTTTCTTTCTTCGTTTCCACCAAAACCGATTATGTTTAGTTGTTCTGCACCAGCAGCTGCTAGTGTTCCCATGTCGAGAGTCATTCCACTTACTCCGTCTGTTGTTGAACCGTCAGTAGCATCGATATCAGCTGATTTCTGAATGTCTGATCTTTGTGACTGAGTTCCAGTTAAACCTTGTATTTCGAATACTTGGTATGGATCGTCATAAACAAAAGCTTCAGCTTCAGCTGCTACTTGTGCGTACTGATTTTTAAATGTTGGTTTATTAGTTGTAGGATCGTCGTATTTACATCCCCAAAAAACACCAGTTAGATCGTTAGCACCGGCAGCGCCTTGCTGCACGTTACCTGAATCGTTCATTACAGCATCGCCTTGAAATATTGAGTTAGCCTCATTATTAGCGATAGTGTAACTAGCTAGTTTTCCTGGAGCGCCTCCGCCGATCTTCTCAACTGGATTAAAACCAAAAGGGGCATTTATATTTGCCATAGTCTTATCCTCCTTAAAGGGTTAGTTGATTAAATCGATGGTTAAACAAAGACTAGTCTTTATTTGAGCCACCAAAAGTTACACGAGTCTGCCTCTCTTGATTGATTGGCATACTTGGGTGCTGTTCCTTCAAGACATCGTTTTCAATTGCTTCGTTTCGATCAGCAGTTTTCTTTGCGAAATACTCTTCACGAGACTTTGCGAGCTCTTCGGATATCCTTGCCAGCACAAGGCCACCAACTCCTATGACTCCTGCGTATTTACCTGAGCTTATAACTGGATACTCGCTGTCCGGATATTCGTCAGCTCTTACGAGCTCCCATCCAGATCTAACTTTGCCAGAGATGTTTTTGGTATCGTCGTACCCCATACTCTCCGCACGTAACCATCTATGTCTAAACCCATCAGGCGCAGGTGGTGCATCTAGTGATGATGGAGGAGTCCATACTTTAGGCTTTTCAGTTTTAGCCCGAGTCTGACTCGCGCGGGAAGTTTTTTTATTCGTTTTCTTTTCCATATGCTTATACCTCCTTCGCGGCTAATTGTTTCGCATACTCTTCGAGTGGCACACCTAGTCTTTTAGAAATAGCTACCTGTGATGGTGTGAGTTTCACAGTTTTTCTGCGTCCTTTTGCGGCTGGACGTTTAGCACTTGCAACAGTCTGGACCGGAGTCTCAGCTGTAGATTCCTTATTATTAGCAAATTTGTGTGGGAATTCAAGTCTTATTCGCTTATCTACTTCATCATAATATTCTTTTGATGAAGGATCATATCCTTCTTGTTCTACAAGGGTTCTATGAATGTCAAAAGCAGTATAAGTCATTGCATTATCAGTACCAAACCAGGTGTTTTTAGCTGACCACTCAGTAGCTTTTGGGTCAATTTGCTGTGCAGCATTATATATTTCATTCTGCGACGGCATCTCTTGAGCCATTTGAGCTATGTTTTGTGGTTGCTGTCGTACCTGTGTAGCTTGCTCGTTTTGCATTTTTAACTGTGCTAGTCTGTTTTCTTCCATAGCTAATCTTGCTATAGCTTCTTGAGCAGCAACTTGTTTTTCTACATCACCAGCTTCTAAAGCAGCTCTCATTTCTGATTTAGCTGCTATTCTTCCTGTAGCAATTTTGTCTTCCAACTCTTTTGCATAATCAACGCCCATTTGATTAACTTGTGTTTGAGCGTTGTCTGATTTTTGTTGTAGCGTTTTAGCATAAGCAATAGCTTCTTCTTTTTGCCTTTCAGCTTCTCGCATTTTACGAGTAAGTTTAGCTATTCTTTTTTGTACGCCTTCGCTGTATTCGTTGAGTTCGCCTTTCTGAACATCAGACTGCTCAGCAGGTTCCTCAGATGTGTCAGCGGGCTGACTATCGTCCGCAACTTTTTCAACTTCTACCTCCTCTTCTAAAGATTGTTCTGGTGCCGTAGCTTCTAGATCAATCTCTGTTTCTTGTTCGTCGGCTTCACCGACATCGATGTTATATTCTTCATCTTGCATAGATTATCCTCCTCTATGTTACATTGCGTGAATAAGATCTTTAGGATCATCAATGGTCCCAAGTATCTCATCATCGTTTAGCATTCTAATTTCTCCACCTTCTATTTCCATGCGTGATCCTGCATATCTTGCAAAGATCACCCAATCTTTTTCTTTGCACCATGGACCTGTTGGAAATTTCTCTTCGTCTTTGTAACAAAGATCTCCTACTTTCAATACGTATCCAACTTGTGTTGCAACACGTGCTCGGTCTAATGTTTC